ACAACAAGGTAGAATTGCTGACTTAGGCCCTATGCAAGCCAGAGCTGTTGCCATCTCTATCGAAGAACAAGCAAGGGCCTCTAAACTAGTTGCACAAGACAAGACCCAGTTAATTAACTTAGCACAAAAAGACCAAGTTTTAGCTGATAGAAATCTAACAGCACAAAGGACTACTAGAGATATTATTGCAGAATCTGTAGCATTAGAAAAAGACAGAACAATAACAGTTAAAGAAATGTTAACTGACATGGAAAAAGCCGCCCAGTTAGAAAGTAATAGGACTCGTAATATAGACCTACAGTTAATGCAAACTCAAAGTTCGTTATCGGAAGAAGAACGACTCCTAGAAGTTAAAAATAGTCAAGATATGTTGTCTGAACAACAATACTTAAACGAAAAACGTCTGCTAGAGTCAAAACAACTTTCAGGAGAATTTTCAAAGAGAACGTTTGATTTAGAAAAACAACGTGCACAAGAGCTTGAAAATCTGCAAAGAGACATGATAAATGCTGGCGGAGATCAAGAAGAACAGACTCGTATAACTAATTTAAAAGCCGCAACTGATACCTACTATAATGCCGCAATAGATGGAGAGAGAAAACTATACGACGCTAAAGTTAGAACCAACGACTTAAATAACAGCTTAACTGCTCGTCAGATAGCTTATGCCGACGTATTTAAGAAAACATTTGAAGGAATGGGCGACGCAATTGTTGATTTTGTAAAAACCGGAAAACTAGATTTTACGGGTTTAATTGACTCTATGCTAACTGATTTATTACGCTATGAACTAAGATTGCAAGCAATAGCACTTTATCAGGCTATGCGTCCACAGTTGATGGCTGGAGTTAGTTGGATGGGTGGGAGCGGCGTTCCATCTAATGCAGATGTTACTATACCAATGCAACCTGGTGGCGGATACGCTAAAGGCGGCGTATTTGATGCTGGTTTACAAATGTTTGCTAAAGGCGGAGCATTTACTAATAAAATAGTAAATTCACCAACTTTATTTGCTAATGGTGCTGGTTTAATGGGCGAAGCCGGTCCTGAGGCTATTATGCCTCTAAAGCGCGATAGTTCAGGAAATCTTGGAGTAAGATCCAACGGAAATAGTGGCAATGTAGACGTAGTTGTTAATAATTACGGAAATGAAACAGCTACAGCAACTGAAACAACTGACTCTAGAGGTAATCGTAGAGTGGAAGTGACTATTGGTGACGTAACTGCTGGAGAAATGAACAGAAGTGGTAGTGCTCCTCAAAAATCTCTTAGAAATACCTATGGTATACAACCACAACTGATTAGGAGATAATAATGGCATATAGTTATGTTTGGCCTACGTCTTTACCGCAAGTAGTTCAAAAAGGGTATACAGAAACAGGTAGTGCTACCATACTGTCTACCCCAATGGATTCAGGTCCTGCAAAACGTAGATACAGAGGTAAAAAACCTCAAACATTGTCTGTAAGTTTTATAATGACAACTGCACAAGTAGCGACCCTAGAAACATTTGTTCTAGGGTCTGCTGCAATTAGAGGGGTATCAAGATTTGGGTTTCCACATCCGCGAACACGAGCAGTAGTTGAAGTTAGAATAGTCCCGTCAGATGGTACACTATATAATACAAGTTATACAGCACCAGGATATTATACCATAAGTATGAATTTAGAAGTGTTACCATGAGTAGACTTACATCAATGAGCCCAGAAGCTATTCGTGCCGTATTTTCTACGGATATGGATAGTGATTTAATATTTTTACTAACAATATACGACCCCATAACTAATGCTGTATCTGTTAGATTAGCAGATAATTATACACAACGACTAACAGCTGCTCCATATGCGGAAACTGAAACAGAAGTTTTTTATGGAGTAGTCAGTCGTACAGAACAGTATTTATTTTTACCACTTGAACTAAGTCTACCAAGCGAAGAAGAAGCACAAGCTCCTAGATGTAGTTTGGTTATCCGAGACGTAACCAGAAATGTAACACCACTAATTCGTTCAATTAGTGGTCCACCAAAAGTTACAATGGAACTGGTTTTGTCAAAAACTCCTGACGTAGTAGAAGCAAGTTTTGCAGGATTTTATATTACTAGTTTTGTATACAATGCAGATTCTGTAACTGCTGAACTAGCAATGATAGACTATGAGCGTGAACCATTTCCAATGCACGCATTTACAGCTCCATATTTTCCAGGATTATTCTAATGTGGTCAAATAAATACGTCGGTATCCCCTATAAAGAAAGAGGCAGAGATCTCAACGGCATTGATTGCTGGGGATTGTTACGTCTAGTTTATTCTGAACAATTTAACATTAACTTACCTAGTTTTGCAGCAGAATACACTGAAATAGATACTTTACGTATTCAAGATTTAATTGCTCAACACAAAGAAGGCTGGACACAGCTAGATAAACCTGAAGAAGGTTGTGGCATACTATTCCGTATAGTGGGTACTGAGTCTCATGTAGGCATCGCCATTAGTAGTACACATTTTTTACATGCCAGAGAAGGTCAACTATCTACCATAGAAAGCTTTGACTCCCACGTCTGGAAAAACAGAATAATAGGGTACTTTAAGTACACAGAAAAAAGTTCTGCAATTTTAAATGTAATACCACACCCATTACGTACACAGAGATTTACTGCGGCAATTGAGCCCGGTACTAAACTAGATGCACTAGTACCTTGGATTGCCAAAGAGTATTCAGTACCTGAAGAAATACGTTCACGAATTATTATTATGTTGAACGGGCGCGTTACTAGCCAAGAAGATTGGGCAACTACTACTTTACAAGAATCTGATAGAGTTGAATACAGAGCAGTGCCTACTGGTGGTGGTAAGAATGGCGGCATACTTAGAATGGCAGCTTTAATTGCCGTTGTTGTTATAGCACAATCATACGGACTTCAGGTTTCGTCAGCACTTGGTTTAGGTACTTCCACTGCCGCAGTTGCGGCAACCACAGTAGCGCTTTCGTTAGTTGGCACAGCCTTAGTAATGGCTATTGCACCAATTAGACCTGACGATATGAAAGGGCCCGGAGCCGATCCAGGTAGTTCAGAACGACAACTAATGGTTAGCGGAGCGGCTAATAGAGCTGCACCATACTCGGCTATACCAGTTATTTTAGGTAAAGTTAAAATTACTCCACCATTAGGTGCGGATAACTATATAACCTATGAAAATGACAGAGATACTTACTTAACCATGCTATTGGTATGGGGATACGGCCCATTAGTAATTGATGCCGCTACTCTTAAAATAGGTGATATAGCTTTAGAAAACTTTACTTTATCTAAATTTAGCGATAATACAAGTAAGTTTATTACCTTAGACAGACGCACAGAGCCAACTAACACAGAGTTGGCTCGATTCAACTCAATATATGGCAATGATGTTTATCAAGTTACTAAAAATTTAGTGCTTGTATGTGATGGAAATCCAGAAGGCACTACTACTAATACTGGTGCTTATGATAGTGAAGGTAACCCAATCACTTCAACTGTAATGGTAACCCCCGGACCTTGGAGTGAAGCTGCAGGTAATGGCACGCACAATAAAGTTATTGTGGCTATTCATTTTTCACAAGGTTTACGTAAAATATTAATAAAAGGTGAGGAGGCAGGTGCTAATGCTACTGCGCCTGTTACTATTGCATATGAACTTAAGTTGGGTACTGCTGGTTGGACTCCCTGGAAAAAGGTAACTTATGGTGGTGATGCTGTTAAAAAAGATGCTTTTACTGTTACTGAAGAATATAACTCAACTACTCCTCAATCCATACAGGTTAGAGTAAGACGCGAAACAGGAGACAATACAGAAGATAACCCAAATTGGAGATATTCTTTTGAATCGTTATTTTTAAGTGCTACATTTGTAAGCAATAATAGTCCAGCAGTAGATCCTAAAAATGCTGTAATTGCAAAAACTGCACTTCAAATTAAAGCCAATGAACAACTAAATAATAGCATTGAAGGTATTAATGCTGTAGTACAAACGTATGCGTTAAGTTGGAATGGTACTACTTGGGCTATGGCAGCCACCAATAATCCTGCAGACTTATTTAGGTATGTACTTCAACACCCAGGTAATCCTCAGCGAGTTCTAGATATTGACGTTGCAACTAAAATTAACTTAACACAACTACAGTACTGGCACGATTATTGCGTAACAAAAGGATTTACTTTTAACAAAATTCAAGCAGAAGCAAGAAGTGTATTAGATACTTTACGCGATATATGTGCAGCAGGTAGAGCCAGTCCAGGATTGATAGACGGAAAATGGACAGTTATAATTGATGAACCTAAACCAAATATTGTACAGCACTTTAGTCCTCACAATAGTTGGGGATTTGAAGGTACCAGAGCTTTACCAAGGCTACCTGACGCACTCAGAGTAACTTACTATGATGAAGATCAAGACTATCAAGAATCAGAAGTAATTGTTTATGCAGTTGGTAAATCTCAAGCAACTGCAGAGTTGTTTGAAAGTATTCAAGTACCTGGAGTAACTAAAAGTTTAATAGCAATTGATCACGCCAGATGGCACATGGCGCAAGCACAACTAAGAAGAGAAAAATATAGTTTAAGTACTGATATTGAATATATAGTTGCTAATCGTGGTGATAGAGTAAAAGTAACTCACGATGTACCTATGTGGGGCCTAGGAAGCGGCCGTATCAAAAATAGAATTACTGACACTATCTTTGATTTAGATGAGACAGTATCAGTTACTAACGGCTTGAATCATACCTTGAGATTCAGAAGTAACTCAGGTACATCAAGCGAAAGAACACTTAAACAACAGTTTAACATAGTTTCTGTTGAAAGTACAGGAATTATAGTGACGGTTATTTTAACGGAACAACACCCACTAGTTGTAGGGAATGTTGTAGTAGTTAATAGTGCAGTTACAGCACTTAACAGTTCAACAGCTACAGTTACTGCAATAACAACTTATGGATTCAGTTACAGATTAGTCGGCGATTCAGTTAATACAACTTCTACTAGTGGAACAGTTACTTTAGCAACTGGTTATTACAGCAGAGTCCAATTAACAGCTACTATTACTAGTACAGACGCAAATAGTGGTGATCTATTCTTATTTGGACAATATCAAAAAGAGTCTCAAGATTTAATTATAATGAATATTGAGCCTAGCGGCAATAAATCTGCTTTACTTACCCTAGTAGATTACGGTGTTACAGATAGTTATAATATATTTACACAGTACTTAAATTTAACTGCAACTACTGTATTTGAAACAAATATTACTAAGACTTCTGAATTCTTACAAAATGCTTTTGCTGCTGATGACATACCCTTAATAACTAATTTGCAAAGTAACGATTTTGTTGCTGATATAATTAGTCCGGGTACATATGCTTATAAAATTCGTGTAAGTTTTGCTAATAGCAATCAACTACCAACAACAGTAGATATGGTAGAATGTCAATATGACTTATCTACTTCTACTAACTCAAGTAACTACTTAACTGTTACAGTACCGTTTTTATCAAATACGGTAAATATTCCTAATGTACAAGTTGGAGAAACTTACAAAATTAGGTTAAGGTACACAAGTTCAGATGGTAGAGCAGGCTCTTGGAGTACATGGAATAATCACACAGTACAAGGCAAAGTATACAACTACGGTGACGTGTCAGCAGTAAGCGTAAAACGTGTAGGACGTTATTTAGAAATTACTCCAACATTTGGAACTAATGTTCCACCTCCTGCTGATTTTCAATATTTTGAAGTACGAGTATTAAGGTATCAAACTGTACAAGGTACTATACCTGATGTATGGGATAGTACCGATAGTACACTGCAAACAATAACTACTACTAGTGTCGCTAGACTAGATTTAAAACTATTTCCAGTAGGAACTAATTTACACAGAATTAGTGCTAGCGGTGTTCAATATGTAATTGCTTGTCGGGCTTTAGATAGGGTTGGAAATTATAGTAATTTGGGTGCTTCCGCTAAGACCTCCATTACTTTAGTTACGATACCGGCATGATAGAAAAGGTATAATATGTCAGCTACAATTACAGCAGGAATTGATTCTTTAACACTAAAAGTCACTTCACCGAAAGAAAGTGACGGAACTCCCAGAGACGACTTAATAGGCATCAAAGTCTGGTATTCTACTATACCAGGTTTTGACCCACTCAATAATCAAGGTACTCTTGCGTATGATGGTACTGGTCTTGACGTAACTATAACCGGATTGTTGAGTGGTACTACCTATTATGTCAGATATGCTCTTATAAGTGAAATTGAGCCAGATTATTGGATTGTAAGTTCTCAGCTTTCTGGCACTCCTGTATACGAAACTCAAACAACTGATAATACGGCCCCACCAACACCCGTTAATGTAAGTGTTACTGCTGGTGTTGGTACTTTAATTATTAAGCACGACGCACCAAGTTATACAATGGGTCGTGGTCATAAAAAGACGCACGTATTTGGTTTAAAGGAAACCCCTGCCAATACTGCTGCAGGGTATACTTTTGCCAATGCAGCAGCTGCTGGCGAGATCGCACAGTTTACAGGAAATATTTTTAACCTTAGTAGTGATCCAGCAACTGTCTGGCATATTTGGTTAAAGTGGGAAACCAATAACGGTATATTAAGTACTACACCAAGCGGCGGTACTGCGGGAACTATAGCTACTACTTCTGAAGATGTTACTACCTTACTATCCGCACTTAGTAGTCAAATTACCACAAGCGAATTATCAACCACATTACGAAATAATGTAAGTAATTTAAATAGTCAGTATACTATTAAGGTTGGTAGTGGTGGACAGATTGCTGGATTTGGTATTGCTAGTACTGCTACAGATTCAGCTAATGTTACTAGTGATTTTGGTATTCAGGCCGATAAATTTTGGATTGCACCACCTGCAGTAGCTCAAGCTACTGCCCCTAGTACAGATTTGTATAAGGGATATGTTTGGGTCGATACCAGTGTTACACCAAATGTAACAAAATACTATACAGGTACAGCTTGGTCTACAACTCCACAAACTATTATACCATTTTCAGTCGTAACTACTCCTACTACTATTAATGGAGTAGTAGTACCTGTTGGTGTTTATATTGATGCTGGCTATATTAAAGAAGGTACTATCACTAGTGCTAAAATTGCTAATGCTACTATTGATTCAGCAAAAATTGCTAGTATTGACGCAACCACAATAACAGTTAATAAAATAAGTGCTAGTCAGATTAACAGTAATGGTTTAAGTATTAAAGATGCACTAGGCAATGTATTACTTGATGCCGGAAATAGTGTACTAGGTGCTAGCTTATTTGTAGGAAGTGGCAGCAATCAACGATTGCTATCAACAATTGGCGCGTTTGCTGCTACA